GTAGCCTGTTTCAATCGCCGCCGCCCGCTTCTCATCCGCACGCTTCCGCCGCTCCACTCCCGCCGCCGTCATGTAGTAGGCAAACTGCGCCGACGTGGGCGTAAATGGCTGGCTGAACTTGGCCGCGAGCGCTTTTGCCGCGGTCAAATCTGGCATTTCGCCGCCCACTGCCCATTGATGCATGGCGGCGCGTTGGTCAGGATTTAACTTCATTCCTCACTGCTACCCACTAATTCCAAAAACACCGCCGCCAACTCCTCATTCCCCCACCGCGCGTGCAGTTCCGCCAGGATTGTCCAGCGTTCGCGGTTACTCAGCGTGTAAATCTCGTTGCTCATTTCCCCCTGTCCTTCTTCACCGGCTCCAGTTTCTTTCCGTCCGCACTCACCAGACACTCCTTGCACTCGTGCGCCGCCTGCAACTTCCCCAGCCATTCCCGCGCCTCCGTCCGCACCAATCGCAGCGCCAGCCAAGCCGATTGATAGCGCGCATGCACGGCGATGGAATCCGGGCCGGGTTGGGTGTTGAGCAGGTCGTTGGTGGATTGGGTGAGCGTGTCGGCGCGCTGCTTTTCGGCGGCGAGCAGGTTGGCCCATTGTTGTTGCTCTTCAACTGTCAAGGAATTCTTGACGGTTGGTGATTGCGCCAACGCAGTCAGCGCCAGGGCGAACAGTGCGAGGAGGATTGCAAGTTTTTGATTTGTATTCATCGTCTTGACTTTCATATTTTCGGGGCGATAGTTTTCGCTCGCATGATTCAGTTTGCCTATGTCACTTCTGTGCTTCTCAGCCTGTCTTGCGGCGGCAGCGCCGCGTTCTACCTGATCAATGGCGACCGTCAAAAATACCGATTGGCCACTGCGCTGTGCTTGCTGTTTGGGCTTCTCAGCTTTGTCCTGCGGCATTAGTCCTATGGGGCGCTCGTGCTGTGCGTCCATGTCGTGGTCGAACCGTCCAGCGGGATCGTAATGTAGGTCACGGTTCCGCTGTTGTTGTAGGCGATGACCAGTTTATTGCTTTTAACGTAGACCGCCGCCACGTCAAGCGCGTTGCCTCCAGCGACGGACAGTTCCGACGCGCTGGGGTCGGAGGTTGTTTCCGCGAAATATGTGCGACGCAGCATTAGGTCGCGGGCGTTGCCGGGGGTTGTGCCGATGGCCCCGGTTGATCCGGCGTTGATTTCGAGCAGACCGGAGGATTTGAATTTCACCCCCAGCGTGTTAATTGAACTGGTTGCGTTGGTGGAGTTGGCGAAATATATGGCGATTTTGGATAAGCAGTGGACGGAGAAGAAGGACTTAACAAGCGACGGGAAGCCGCTGCAAGTGGTGCCGACAATAAATGTCTACGCTAGCGAATCAAAAACAGATTAAGCCGCTAACGCTTGATTTCTACTTGCACAAAAAGCAGCGTTTCGCGCTGTTCAGCCGTGCGACAGAAATCCTCTATGGCGGCGCAGCCGGTGGCGGTAAATCGCACCTGATGCGCGTGGCGGCGATTCTGTGGGCATGCCAGGTTCCAGGGCTGCAAATCTATATCTTCCGGCGACACTTTGACGAACTGTACAAGAATCACATGGAAGGCCCGTCAAGTTTTCCTGAACTGCTTTCCGAGTGGGTGAACGCCAAGCTGGTTTCGATCAATCACAGCAGTCACACGATTCGATTTTGGAACGGTAGCACGATTTTTCTCTGTCACTGTCAGCACGAAAAGGACGTTTACAAGTACAAAGGGCCGGAAATTCACGTCCTGATGATTGATGAGCTTACGCAGTTCACGGCCAAGATGTACCGCTTTCTGAGAAGCCGCATGCGGCTTGGCGGGTTGGTGATTCCGCCGAAATTTGCGGGCCTGTTCCCCCGCGCACTGAATGGCACAAACCCCGGCGACATTGGCCACAACTGGGTAAAGGCGGATTTTGTTGATTGCGGGCCGGAAGGCTCAATTCAGGAAATGCCCAACGCCGAAGGCGGCATGCAGCGTCAATATGTTCGGGCACTACTGGCGGATAATCCAAGCGTGGACGCGGACGACTATGCGGGGAAATTGGAAGGGTTGGGAGATGAAGCGCTGGTTCGGGCGATGCTGGATGGAGATTGGGACATCGTGGCCGGTGGCATGTTCGATGACATCTGGCGGCGCGATGTTCACGTTATCAAGCCCTTTGCGATTCCAGCCAGTTGGGCAATTGACCGCTCTTTTGACTGGGGTAGCAGTGCGCCGTTCTCGGTTGGCTGGTGGGCGGAATCAGACGGCACGGCTGCGCCCAATGGCAAGCATTATCCGCCCGGCACGTTGTTTCGGATCAATGAGTGGTACGGATGGAACGGGCGACCAAACGAGGGGTTGAAGATGCTGGCAACAGAGATTGCCAAGGGCATTAAGGAGCGCGAAGCGAAGATGGGCATCACGGTGAAGCCCGGCCCGGCGGATTCGTCTATTTTCGACGCGGAAAACGGCGTCTGCATTGCAGACGATATGGCCAAGTTCGGCGTGAAATGGACAGCGGCGGATAAGTCGCCAGGCAGTCGAAAGACCGGATGGGAGCGAATGCGGAAATATCTCAAGGCGTCTATTCCCGCGCGCGATGCCAACGGCAATCCGCTGCCGTTGGAGCAGCCGGGGCTGTTCGTGTTTGAGCAGTGTGCGCAGTTTATTCGCACGGTTCCGGTGTTGCCGCGCGATCAGAATAGGCGCGACGATGTGGATACGAAGGCGGAAGATCATATTGGAGATGAGGCGAGGTATCGAGTGATGACACCGCGTAAAAAGTGGAGCGTGGCCTAGAAAACTATGAACAATTCAATCACAACCAACCAACCCAACCTCCTCCGCCGCGCCTACACCGCCGTCAAAGCCGCCCTGCGCTTCACCGGCGCCGGCGGGAACAGCGGTCAAAGCTGGTCCGCGTTCAACTGGTTTTCCGGCTACTTCAACAATTCCAGCGTGAATTTTACGCAGGAAGCGGGCGACCTGGTGCAATCGTCGCTGGTCATGGCGGCGGTGAATTGGCTGGGGCGCGTGCTGCCGGATGCGCCGCTTCAGATTGTCGAGGCAGACAAAGACGGCAAAGAAAAGCCCGTCCCAGGCCATCCGGCGATTGAACTGCTCAAGCGCCCCAATCCCTACTATGGCGGCGCGAATCTGTGGAAGGGCTTTGCGCTGGGATGGATCACACCCGGCGATGTGTATTTCTACAAATTGCGAAACGGGCTGGGGCAGGTCTTGCAACTCTGGTATGTGCCGTCGGATATGATCAAGCCAATCTGGCCGGAAGACGGAAGCGAATTTATCAGCCATTACGAATACCGCCCCGATGGGCGGGTTGTGGAAATTGACCCTGACGACATCATTCACTTCCGCAATGGACTCGATCCTAAAACGCAAGGACGCACCGGGCTTTCCCCGGTGGCGAGCGTGCTGCGCGAAATCTGCGCCGATAACGAAGTGCCGCTTTACCATTGGTTGCTGTTGAAGGCAGGCGGCGCGCCACCGGTAGTGCTATCGCTGAAGGACGGACAGAGCGGCGTGGACTTTAATCCCGCAGAAATCAAAGCCAAATACCTCGCCGCAACGTCCGGCGACCAGCGCGGCAAAGTGTTCGTCAGTGGCAATGCGGTTGAGTTGACGAAGGTGGGGTTTTCACCGTCTGAGATGGATTTGAAAATGCTCCGCCATCTGCCCGAATCGCGCTTCGCTTCCGTGATTGGCATCGCAAAAGAAACGCTTGGCTTTGGCGTAGCAGACGCCAGCAGCACGTACAACAACGTCACCTCTGCCGATGCGCGCAGTATTCAGACCTACGCGCGCCCACTGTGGTCCTACATTGAAGACGAACTGACGCATCAGCTTGGGCCGGATTTTGGGCTGAAGCCGAATCAGCGATTTGATTTTGATCTAAGCGAGATTGCGGCGCTTCAGGAGGATCGGGGCGCGCTATTCACGCGCGAAACCCTGGCGTATGAAAAGGGCGTGAAGAAACGGTCGGAGGTGCGCGAGGCGCTGGGCTTGGATTCGTCACCGGAAGATGATGTTTATTTTGTGCTGAGCGCGGAAGAGCAGAAGGAGTTGGAGCCGGAACCGGAACCGCAACCGCAACCGCCGTTGCAATTGGGCGCGGAGGAGATGCCGCCGCAGTTTGTGAATGGGCGGGATAATGCGGAGAGAGTGAATTGACAGGTGTGCAATCAAAATTCCACTGCCGTCACTGTCCCACCGAGCTGGGCAGCACGGACGGAGTACGTCTATTGATTGCCGTCATTATCGGCGGGCGAGAATTGCTGCTGGAATTTCGCGACAGAACCAAGCCCTACTGCCCGGTATGCGGGAAACTTTCCGTCTGGTATCCGCATCAAAGTCAAGCGAAAAAGGTTGATGCAATTTCCGGGCTAGTTGTGGCATAATTTCACTTCGGACGATTTTACAATTTAGCTGCCCGTTTTTGTGGGCAA